ACCCGCGACGGCGACCTGTATATCAACCCCGCGACGGGCGACATCGAAATAACCGACAGCGTGGAGCAGGCGATACGTATTCGCCTGCTTTGGTTTTGGCGGGAATGGCGATTGGGGCCCGACCACGGCATCCCTTACAGGGAAGAAATCCTGATCAAGGCCCCCAATAAGTTGCGCATCCGGCAGCTGTTCCGGGAAGCGATCATGTCCGTGGACGAGGTGCAGAGCGTGGAGGACCTCACGGCGGACATCAACCCGGTAACGCGCCTGCTGACGGTAAGATACAAGGCAAAAGTCGCGCCGGTCGAAGAAATTATAAGCGGGGAGGTTGTGCTGAATGCCGGGTAAATACGGAGTAACGCCGCAGGGGTTTATTCCGATACGGCTGGATGAACTCGTTGAAAGAATGCACGACGGTCTTTCCACCGGCCTTTGCGTCAATACTCGCAACAATCCACAATCACGCCTGAACGTGTGGCTGACCAACTTCGCGGATCGTGTTGCGGAGCTATGGGAAGTGGGGCAAGAGGTATATAACTCCATGTACCCATCCAGCGCGGAGGGTGTAAGCCTGGATCACGCCTGTGAGTTTGGAGGCAGCGCGCGAACGGACGACAGGAGAACCTATTACCCGATATCCTGCACGGGTCTGGACAAAACAGAATTGCCGATTGGTCAAGTCCGACTTTCCAGCGACACGGTGCCCCAACGCGGGCTTTTGAATTTTTCCCCCGGCATCATTTCGCTGACGGCCTGCAATTGGCTGCGCGTTCGCTTAGCCGGAGCTCCGTTGCATCCCGCAAACTACAGCGTCACGATCAATGGCATTGTATACCGCCCCCCGGAAACTGCGCAGGCCCTAGAAATCGAAATCCTGGAGGGGCTACGGGATGCAATCGGCCCTGATGTGTTTATTTGCTACGTCTCTGAGGGGCGTCTGATTATCGAGAGCGAGGGGCAAGAAAACGGGTTGAGTGTTGTGCTCTCCAGCACCCTTACGACAACGGAAATTAACTCGACAATCAATTTCGGCACGGAGGATTTTGGGGACATCCCATTGCCCTTCGGGACGATAACACAAATTTCGAAGGGCGTCACCGGCCTCATTTCCGTGACAAATCAGGCCCAGCGCATCGCGGGAAGCATACGGCAGATGGACGATGAGCTTCGCCTATCCTACGCGGAGAGGATTTTCATACGAAGCCGCACTATGCTTGAGAGCATCAATAGCGCCGTGCTCACGGCGCAGGGTGTGCGTAGTTGCCGGGCATACCAGAACGATACGAATATCTGGGTGCTGCACCGGCCCCCGCACACAGTGGAGGCCGTGGTGGACGGCGAGTTTGACGACTACGAGGCTGCACTGCAAATATTAGGCTCGAAGGCAGCGGGCATACAGACCTGCCACTGCCGGGGGCTGGACAAGAACGATCCATACATCAATCCTGAAACGGGGATTGATACATCACTTTATCCAGAGGACCGAGCCGTCGAAGTGGTTGTGCTGGGCGAGAACAACGAGGATATTATCGTCCGGTTCTCGCGCCCCATTGATCTTATCTGCGATATCACGGTAGCGGTTTCTCTTTCCAGCGAGCCTCTCGCGGTGAATGCGTTCGACTTGATCAAGGACACAATCCGCGCCGAGATGTCCACACAGAAGCCCGGGCAGGACGTTCGCCCGCAGGCGTGGCTCGCAAGCCTCTACAAGAACGTCACTGGCATAGCCGACTTCGATATCCGGATCAGCACGGATTCCCTGGCAGACGTTCGATTCATAACCGGCCTTGGATACAACTTCCGCGCCGTGGCCGGCAGCGTCGAAGTCGTGGAAGCGGGGTGACGGCATGAAAATCGAAGAGTATAGCCCTGATTTTCTTGACGCGCTACTAAGTGACGAGCTGGAACAATTCAAGGGAGACGACGAATCCGCCAGCCAAGTTATGACAGAAGTTCTGGCGGGTATCCTACAAGACGTTTCCGACGCCCTGATCGACCTGAATCGCCTGCGCTCACTGGACAGCGCGGAGGGCGCGCAACTGGACGGCATAGGGGATATTGTAAAGCTCACCCGCGCGCAGGCCGGCATGCTCTCGCATGAAGTAACTACTGACTTCGCCAGCATCGATGAATCTGTCCTCGCGGGTGTAACGACGCCGACCGAGCTGCTAGAACGCCACGCGCAGTATGGAATCATCCCCTTTGATGTCTTGGACGACGACCGATACCGGGAATACCTGCGGTACAAGATTTTCCTAAACACGAATCACTGCACCTACCCCGACCTGATGAAGGTTGTCCGGATGTTCTGGACACACAGCCCTGTGACATACAGCGAAGACGTTAATCTTGACGACGGCGTGGAATACCACGCAACCATCCTTCTGGACGCCGGGGAGTTGCGGCCCGAACAGAACGCGCGACTGTTTTTCCTGGTACCCATTATCAAGGCGGCGGGCGTGATGTTGTTGCGCAGGGCAGAAACCCGGGCCGACATGGAACCCCTTACCCTGCGCGCGAACGGCGTGATATGCGGAACCGTAATGCGCACCCGCCTGCCGTACATGGCAAACAGCATGCCCTTGCACGCGCGCCCGCACACAATCGTCCGTTCTGGCGACAGGCCCAGAACTACACTTCCCGAAATGGAGGATACATAATGGCATACGGATTTTGCATAACATCTGCGGGCTGGGAGCTGATTGGCTGCCTGATCGCCAGCGCTAACGAGGCCGGGGAAGACCCCGTACTACGATTCTCCCGAGTGGCTTTCGGCAAAGGGAAAACCCCGCCGAATGTCAATCCCGCCGACCTGACGGACGTAGTGGATTTTGTTGCCAATGGCACAAGCTCCACCCCCCATGTGCAGGTGTTCCGGCGGGAAGATGGAAGCCTTGAAAAGACGACCATCAAATTCTTTGTGCAGTATCGAAGCGATCTTGCGCCCGAGGTCACGGAAGGGTTCTGGCTCAACGAGTTTGCCTTGATGGTCTTCGACGTGGAAAACAGCGTTGAGGTCGGTATTTACCGGGGCGACCTCGACCTGTACCCGCAGTTTGTTATGCCCTTTGGCTCTGGCGCAGTGGATGTACGTACCTTCGATGTGTTTATCACCATCACCGACGAGCTGGAAGTGACCATCGAGTACGCGCCTTTGGCGTTCATCACCGACGAAGATATGCGCCGGTATGCAAACGAGGAGTGCAAGCCGGAATTTCTTCGCCTGGCTCAGGAGCTTATCGACCTGCACGACATAAACCCTGAAGCGCATGAATTCATACGACGGCTCATCGGCTCCAACGCAGACAGGATTTCCGAACTGGAAAAGCTGCTTGGCGGGCAGGGATCCACTAGTTTCTGGTTCGACTTCGTCACGCTCGTTGGAATTGAATTGATTCAGGGCGTCTGGAATGTCAACGACGCCCGGATTGAATTTTAAGGAAGGGGATCATAGACATGCCATTCCAAAACCTCGCGGATGCATCGATAGGTAGCATCATTACGGTACAGGAGTCAGGACAACGTGCGGAATACATTGTCCTACAGCATGGCTACACGACTGTTGGGATTGTGCCGCAGACGCTAATCACGCGCCGCCAGAGTCCTGGGTCCGGACCAATCGGTCTTCCGGGTTATTGGTCCATGCCGTCAAGCGCAAGCTATGATGGCTCCAGGGTTGATTCTGTGTTGAATAATTTCTTCAACAGCAACCTTCCAGCATGGATGCAAGAATATGTGGCCAATACTCCGATTCAAATACGCGATACAGGCGCGTCTGCCAATCGAACACTAAATAGACGAGTATTCGCATTATCAAGAGCTGAGCTGTTTGGGGTAGGTTCCGACGGAACACATATCCCGTACTTCAATTCAAACGCAAGACGCGTGTATGATAGTAGCTGGTGGACCAGGACCAACGATCCATCGTATTCCATGACGGCCTTTTTTACCAATGGATCTGGCGCGCTGGATTCTGGCCCGCAGATGATAGCAGCACATCTTGCGCGCCCCGCTTTCTGCCTGCCTGCAAACATCATCCTGCAAACCGATAATACCGTCCTAAACCTGGTGACGCAAAACACAAGCCCGCTGGCCCCGACCACGATTAGTGTAAACGGCGGAAATACCATTATGGGCGGGCAGCAGTTCGCGGTCTCCTGGAGTGCTGTTTCTGACGACTTTACCCCAACCGCGCAGTTGCAGTTCCATGTGCTTCGTTCCTTGAATGGCGGTTCATGGCAGAATGTCGCCGTGGTCAATGGCCTGCAAACCAGCATCACAGACAGTATCGCCAATGGCGCGGCAGCAAACGTCAGGTATGCCGTGTTCGCGCATGACGGCTACGCGAGGTCCATCAATCAGATAGAATCCCCCGTGGTGCAGGTGATCACAAACTTCGCGCCAACCATTCCGCCGAACATCTTCGTTACCCCTACTATTCCGTTCCGGGGCGAAACAGTAAATGTAACGTGGGGAGCTTCTACGGATCAGGACGGCAACCTGGTTGGGTATAAGCTTGAGCGGAGCATAGACGGTGGAGGCTGGACGCAGATATTCCAGGGTAGCGGCAGGGCATTCACCGATACTATCGGGCAGTGGCAAACGGTGCGATACCGCGTTAGAGCGTATGATTCGTTCGATGCGCATTCCGGCTATAGAACCTCAGCCGTTTTCAATCCGCAGGACCCGGTTGCAATAACGATCACAGTACAGCCGGGCAGCTTCATCCAAGACGGAGCAACCCTAACGGGCGATGCGGACATGACTCTGCTTTATGCGATTTCCAACAACTTCGATCCTAACATGCAGCAGGAGTATGTCTTACAGCTGTTTATCGACAACCGTGAGCTGGACACCAGGTCCGGCCTAATCCCCAACGGTCTGTACAGCTTCGAGCTTTCTAAAAGCGCATGGCAAACGATTCGCAACGGCGCGCGCGCGCTCATCTTGATTGTGGGTGACGCCTCCGGCAACACAGTGTCCAAAAACATCAATTTCACGAAAGCAGTATTTCAGGCCATCCTGCAATCCGATCCCATTTTCGTAGATGTCGGTAACGGGGACATCATCAAGAAGTTCCTGGTAAACATTCAGGGCAACTTTCCGTCTGGTTCGGCCCTGACCGTGAAGGTCACGAACAACGCGATGGACGACACCCCTGTATGGCATATCCTGAGCCCTGCCGAGCTCAACAGCAACGACTTCGAGAGCTTCGTCAACGATGTTGTGCAGAATGGTAATTACTTCGCCATCCGCGTTGAGGCGGATCGCGGGACCGCGGGCACCGATTGCTGGATCGATCAGATCAGCGGCATCGCCGGGCAGAGCTTTATCTCCGTTATTGGCGGGGATACCATCCAATTGCAGGTGCAGCTCGCCGCGCTGGAACAGGCGCTACAGGAAGGCCTGCAAGGCCTGTTAAAATTCCAGGGCGCCGTTTCGACATACAGCAACCTTCCAACCGACCCTAACCCCTGGGATTTGTGGCAGGCGGATGATACGGGAGCGGAGTGGTACTGGAATGGAGTACGGTGGAAACAGCTGGACTTTACCATCAGTGTAGACATGACGCCAACCGAAAACAGCATAAACCCAGTGAGCTCCGGAGGTGCATTTGACGCGATAGCTTCATTATCCTCACGCATCGATGCGATCGAGTCCATCATTTCAAACACGGCAATGGCACTTGATCCGACAATACAATCATAATAAAAAAGGAGAATATATTATGTCATTACCTAATCCGAGCATGCTTTCTGTGGCAGCCGCCGCGCTGGAGTCCCGTGTGAGCAATCTGGAAATTACCGTTGTAGACACTCCCGACAATCTTCCTTCGCAGCCATATGGCGGCAACCAGGCATTTTACTTCGTCCGCAAAGGCGACCCTACTCCGCCTCTTCCATTCACCTTAGAGAAGCAGAGCGAATATAGCGGCGGCGGCGGCCCGAACCTCCCTAACCCTATGACATTTCGCTTGAATCCCACGCCACAACCGCTGCCGAGCAATGCTCTGTCGGGCACCGGAACGGATCAAATCCTGGCGCTTGTATTCGAAGATGGCTCCTATATGAATGTTATGCAGACTGAGACGGAACAAGGATTGCCCATGCTGGCAGTCATAGTAAATGGGTCTGATGACGAACCCGTAGAACAATACATTTATGTCTTTGAATCCCTCCAGGATGGGTCCGCATTCTATGGCCCTGGGTGGTACATCGTTAGCCCGATAGAGCTGAGTGTCGATTGGATTAGGATTCCCGCCCGCGTATCCCAACTCGCGTGGCGCTTCGATGCCATGCCCGACGGAGTGGCAGAAAACTATCTAACCATGGAGCCCATTTCGATTCGTCCTCCTGGCTTGTATTGTCTGGTGGACGGGGAATACAGGCACGCGAATGGATTGGCTATATGATAAAAAAAGGGGGGTGATTTTTTGGCGGTTGACATCGTGAAGGGCTACACCAATTATGACAAACCCAACGGCAATGGTTTCATGGATATATCCGCAAACGGCGCGCGTACGGCTTTCAAAGCAAGCACCGACTTCTCGAAAATGCCGCAGCCGGGGCCGCACGACCGCCCCATCGCCCTGTTTATGGAAGGGCACTTCGGCATCCTCGGCAATGACGGCAACGCCTACGAGAGCACGCCGCCCTGTGTGCGCAAATACCCGTGGAAGGGGGGCGGCTGGAAAGCCTGGGCCCCATTCCCCGACAAGTGGCTGTCCTGGCAGGACGGCGTGATCCGCACCCACGAGGAGATCTTGGCCTTGTGCGAATCGGTCATCGGTATGCCGTATTGGTACGGCTGCTTCGGCCAGGCCCCGACCCGTGACCTGCTGGCATACAAGCGCAAGCAGTACCCGTCACAATACGCGTGCA